AATTTGCCTGTTACATTTGTAATGTTAGACAATATTGAAGCAGATGATTCAATAGCTTATTTAACAGAAATTTTTAAACAAAAAGAAGAAATGAAAGAGTTATTTATTTCTTCAACTGACAAAGATTTTTATCAATTATTGGATGACAGAGTTAAAATTTGGCATCCAATTAAAAAAGAAGTTTATGGAGCACAAAAAGTAGAAGAATTATTTGGTGTTCAACCTCATAACTTTTTACTTTTCAAATCAATTGTGGGTGATAAAAGTGACAACATACCAGGGATTAAAGGCTTAGGGCCAAAAACAATATCTAAATGTTTTGACATATTAAAAGAAGAACGAAAACTAACCCCAGATGACCTTCTACAACATTCAGAGAATCACAGAAATGATGGTAGAGCATATAATTTACTTGCAGATAATAGAAACCAATACCTTATGAATTATAGGTTAATGAATTTGTCTAGCACAAACATCCCAAATAGTTCAAGATTAAAAATTGTAAGTTTAGTAAATCAAAAAGTAAATGAAATAAATTTAGTTAACATTCAAGAGCTTGTAAAAGAAGACAAGCTTTGGGGATCATTTAAAAATATAAATGACTGGGTGCTTTCAAACTTTTTAACCCTCAATGCATTTGCAAAGACTTCGTAGAAAATTACTTAATATTTATTCCAAAAGGACTCAACACAAATGCAAGATGAAAGAGACAAACTTTCTACATTCGGACAAGCATATCAATCAAAAGTAATTTCTTGCCTTATTTATGACAAAGATTTTTTACTACAAGTATATGATATTTTATATGCTGACTTTTTTGATTCAGAAGCAAATCAATGGTTAGTGAATGCAATAAAAAATTACTTTGATCAACACAAACAAACTCCAACCTTAGAAGTATTTAAATGTGAAATTGAAAAAGAACAAAATGAACAATTAAAAGAAAACATAATTAAAAAGCTTAAAGAAGCTTATGACTTTAAAGATGCTAATGATTTGAAATATATAAAAGAAAATTTCACTACATTTTGTGTCAATCAAAATTATAAAATGGCAATTTATAATTCTGTTGATGATTTGAAAAAGGGTGATTATGATTCTATAAAGAAAAGATTTAATGATGCTTCAAAAGCTGGAATGCCAACAGATATTGGTTTGCAATTGTTGGATCATACAGCAAATGAAATTATAGAAGGAACAAAGAGAAATACAATTTTGACACCTTGGGAAATAATAAATGAAATTACAGAAGGTGGTGCTGGTGATTCTAAAACAGGAGAATTATGGGTTCTTGTTGCTGCACCAGGGGGAGGAAAGACTTGGTTTTTATCAAGTGTAGGTGCACACGCTCTTAAATTGGGCAAAGTGGTATTTCATTATACATTAGAATTGAGTAAAGAAATGATGTCAAGAAGATATTATTCAAGATTTACTGATTTTAATGCAAATGAATTGAAATTTAATGAAGTTGAAATAGATAAAGTTTTAAAACAACTTAAAGACAACAAGGGTCACTTGTTAATAAAAGAATACCCACCCAAAAGAGCAACAGTAGATATGTTAAGTTCTCATATTGAAAGATCAGTACAATTAGGTTTAAGGCCAGACTTAATCATAGTTGATTATGGTGACTTGTTAAAAGCACCAAGATATTTCAAAGAAAAAAGATTAGAACTTGGAAATATATATGAAGAATTAAGAGGCTTGTCTGGTGATGTTGGTTGTCCAATTTGGACTGCAAGTCAAACAAACAGAACGGGTGCAGAAACTGATTTTATTGTTGGAGAACAAGTTAGTGAAGATTATCAAAAGATAATGATTGGTGATTTTATAATGTCAATTTCAAGAAAAGAAGAAGATAATGAATCAAAAACGGCTAGAGTATTTATCATAAAAAATCGTTTTGGGGTTGATAAAATAAAGTTTCCAGCTAAATTTAACGTATATAATGGAAGCTTGGCAATTTATGATCCAACAAGTTTACAAGGTAAAATTTTACAAGAACAAATGAATGGTGACAGTAGTATTAAAAAAGCATTAAAAGATAGATATGATGAATTGAATAAAAAAAATAAAAAATGAAGAGCAATTAAAAAAAGAAATTTGCTTTATATTTATTCAAGATGCAAGGCCTGCAATCAAAAAAAATTAAGTTGTAAAATCCTACAAAATTTGATAGAGACAAGTGGGCTTATAATATCGACACTTCGCAAAAACTAATCTACTGGATATTGGTTTAACATTTTAAAATTAATTTCTATAAATTTAATTAATTTATTTCATTGGAGAACGAATTTGATCAAATATAATGATGTAAAGAATATTTCGACAGAAGAATACTTTAACAATAATCAATTTTCAATTGATGCTTTCAACAAAAAATATAAACTTACTTCAGATGAAACATATGTTCAAGCTTTAAAAAGAGTTTGTGATGCAATTGCGTCAGTAGAACAAACTCCAGAACTTCAAAAATATTGGTCTGAACGTTGGTTTGATGAAATTTATAATGATTGGTGGCATCCTGCTGGAAGTATAATGCAAGGTGCTGGTTCTGGAAAAAAAATATCTTTAGCAAATTGCACTACACTTTCAATGGGGGGATTAGATGACAATAAAGAATGGGATAACTTAGAATCAATTATTAAAAACACTGGTTATACATTAGCCAAAACTGCTGCAAGAAGACAAGGGTTGGGAACTGATGGTTCAAGATTAAGGCCTAGAGGAAGTGAAATTTTAAATTCAGCAGTTGAAAGTTCAGGTGTTGTTCATTGGTTTAGATGGCTAGATTCAATGGCTAATTTTGTTGGACAAAAAGGTAGAATCCCTGCAATTCTTTTGTCATTAAATATAAAACATCCAGACATAGAAGAATTTATTACTGTCAAATCTGATTATACTAAAATTCAAAATGCAAATATTTCAGTTCAAATAACTAACAATTTTTATAAAGCTATTGAAGAAAACGGAGATTGGGAATTATACTTTAAGATTCCAAAAATTAAAAAAGGTGATAAAATTTATTTAGATGTTCATTCAACTGATATGAGTTGTCAATATGATGAACAGACAAAATCTTGGTATACAATTGCTACACATGACAAAAAAGAAGAAGTTATTAAAAAAACAGTTAAAGCAAAAAAACTATTAGAATTGATTGCAAAAAATATGACTGAAAATGCTGAGCCGGGCATTCAGAACATTGATATTGCAAGAGAATATTCTAATTCAGATGCAGTATATGATCCTAATGATGAATATGATTCAAGAATACTTTCAACAAATGCGTGTTCAGAACAATATTTGAGTAGAGAAAGTTTGTGCGTCTTGGCTTCAATTAATATGGAAAAATTTTCAATTGATTCAACTAAGTATTCTGATGAATTATTGATAATAGCTCAGTCAATAAACAGATTTTTAGACAATGTAAATGAGTATGAATTGAGAGAACAGACATATGCTACGCCTCATCAAAAACTGGCAATAGAAAAATTAAGAAGAACAGGTGCTGGAATTACTAACATTGCTGGCTGGTTATTTAAAAATAATTTGGAGTATGGAACAAAAGAAGCAAATGAATTAGTCGATAAATTTTTGGATCAATATAACTATTGTCTATATTATCATACAATTAAGTTGGGAGAAGAAAAGGGAAGTTTCGGATTGTTTGATGAGAAAAAAATTGTTAAATCAAGATTTATAAAAGAACTTATTGCAAAACATCCTGATTTAAAATTTTCATCAATGAGAAATGTGACAGTCTCTTCAATCGCACCAACAGGAACTTTAAGTTTGATGTTTAGAAATATGGTAATGAGTTATGGAATTGAGCCTGCAATTGGTTTATATTATTGGAAGAGAACAAGAATAAGTGGCAAATATGAATATTATTTTGTTGTTCCAAATATTGTTAGAAAATTATTTGAAGACAATGGTGTTGATTTGGGAATAAAATCTGACACAGTCAAAGATACTTGGGATGGTAAAATTGGAAATAAAGTTGTTAAAATTATAGAAGAAAACAAAGATAAACTAAAAATACATTTTAAAAATGCTACTGAAATTAATTCATTAGATAAATTAGATATGATGGCAAGAGCAATGAAGTCTGTTGATTCTTCTATTTCAACAACATATATGCTTCCTGAAAATGCAGATTGGAAAGATACATATAAATTTATTTTGAAAGCTTATGAATCAGGAGTTAAATCTTTAGCAGCTTTTCCTGATAGAAAAATGTATGGAATTATTTCTTATATTTCATTCAAAGAGTTGGCAACCAAATTGCAAAAAGAAAATGTCACAATTCATCCAACTAATTTTAGTGATGATGAATTGGAACAATTAAACTTATCAAAAGAATTTATTCGTGTTTCTTCAGCTCCAAAACGTCCAATTAAACTTCCAGCAGATGTTTATAGTATTACGGTAAAAGGAGAAAAATTTATAGTAGCAATCGGCTTATTGAATGGTGCTCCTTATGAAATATTTTGTGGCAAAATGAATGGATTAAATTTCAAGTTTCAATATAAGCAAGGCGTAATTGAAAAAGTTAAAAAAGGTCAATATAAATTAGTAATAGGCGACGATATTGAAATAGAGGATTTTTCTGGTTATTTCAAACCAGTTGAAGCTGAATTATTTAGAATGGTTTCAACAAACATGAGACATGGTGTTCCAATTAAATTTATTGTTGAACAATTAAGCAAGTCAGCTGATGATTTAAGTTCTTTAACTTCAGCTGCAAGTAGAGTATTAAAAAAATATATCACAGCGGGAGAAATTGCAACAGGAATTATTTGTCCAAGTTGTGGTTCTCAAGTTGTATATGATAAAACAGGGTGTACAAGTTGCACATCTTGTGAATGGTCAAAATGTTAAATAAAAAGGAGTTAAAATGGAATTCAACGAATATCAAACAAAAGCAAGATCAACTGCTATTTATCCTGCAGAATTTTCAGTGATATATCCAACATTGGGATTGGCTGGAGAATCTGGAGAAGTTTGTGAAAAAATCAAAAAGTGGTTGAGGGATGAGGGCGGAAAAGTTATAAGTGAAGAAAGAGTCAACGACTTAAAAAAAGAAATTGGCGATATTCTATGGTATGTTGCTAATTTAAGTTATGATTTGGGATTTGATTTAGATGAGATTGCACAGCAAAATATTGATAAACTTTTTTCAAGAAAAGAAAGAAATGTTTTGAATGGAGATGGAGATAATAGATGAAAATTCTTGTTTTAGAAGATGATATTGAACGAATCGAAGAGTTTAGAAAAAGATTCAAAGATGTAATAGGAGTTGAAGATGTTACTTATTGCGATTCAGCTATAAATTGTATTGAGTTGTTAAAAAAAGAAAAATATAGTCTAATATTTTTGGATCACGATTTGGGAGATAAAGTTTTTGTCAATTCAAATGAACAAAATACAGGTGCTGAAGTTGCAAGATGGATAGAACAAAATCCATTAGAATCAGGTCAGTCAGTTATAATTCATTCTGTAAATCCAAGTGGAGCAAAATATATGATGAGTGCTATTAAGGGAGCAATTCATGTGCCTTTTGTTTGGATGGACAGTATTTTCAAACGAACATTTAAGCAATTATGAGTTGAATTACTTGTCGATGTCGGACTAATCAAAAAGTTAAACTTTCTATATTTATTATAAATGGAGAAAGTTTAATGAAAAAATGCAAAAATTGTAACAAATTAATTGATGATAAAAAGATTTTTTGCAATAATAGTTGTTCTGCTTCTTTTAACAACAAAAAAAGAAAAAAATGTTTGTATGAAAGTATAGGTAAAAAGATTTCTAAAAGTATGAAGAAATTTTATTCTTCTGAAGAAGGTAAAAAAAATAAAGATAAGTTAAAAAATTTATATGTAAATAAAACATATGATGAAATATATGGAAAAGAAAAAGCAAAAAAAATAAAAAAGAAATTGTCAAAATTAAATGCTGGTAATAAAAATCATTTTTTTGGCAAACATCACACAACGCAAACTAAACAACAAATTAGTAATAATAGAAAAAATAAATTGACAGGAAGCAAAAATCATATGTATGGAAAACCACCCCCAACAGGTTCAGGAAATGGTTGGTCGGGATGGTATAAAAATTGGTATTTTAGAAGTTTATTAGAGTTAAGTTATATGATAAATGTTATAGAAAGGTTTAATTTGAAATGGGAATCTGCTGAAAAAAGAAAATATAGAATAAACTATGTTGATTATAATGGCAAAAATAGAACTCATTTTGCTGATTTTGTTTTAAATAATAAATATTTGGTTGAAATAAAGCCTAAAAATTTATTTAATACGACAAACAATACAATAATTAAAGAAGCTTGCATCAATTATTGCAATCAAAATAATTTAATTTTCAAAATGATTGAGCCCACAAAAATCAAACAAGAAATTGTTTTTAATTTATACAAAAACAATGAAATAAAGTTTATAGACAGATATGTAAAAAAAATTGAGGAAAAATATGCAATCATGGATTAAATTTTTTCCTCATGAAAAACCCAGACAAATTCAAGCGGAAGCTATTGATTTTATTATAGACACATTTAAAAATAAAAGATATGCAATATTAGAAGCACCGACTGGAACAGGAAAAAGTGCAATTGCAATTACTGTTTCTAAATATTATGATGATGCTTGGATAGTTACACCTCAAAGAGTTTTACAAAAACAATATCAAAATGATTTTAGTTGGCTGCCTACAATCTGGTCAAAAGAGCATTATGAGTGTGATGGTAAAAATGGAATTATGTGTCCGCTTGGCACATTAATAAACAATGTTTATAAGGGCAAGTTTTGTGATTGTAAATATAAAACAGATAAGAAAATGTTTTTGGGAAATTCAATATCATTAACCAACATTGCATTTTTCTTAAATCACGTAGAATATTCAGAAGAAATAAAACCGAGGCAATTATTAGTTGTTGATGAAGCACATAATTTGGAAAATATAATATCAGATTTTGTTTCAGTAACAATTAGTCAATATGCAATTGAAAATTATGGATTGACTTGGCCAGATATTAATAATGCAACAATTGAACAAGTTGTTAGTTGGATCAATTCAAAAGTATTAACGCAATTAGGTTCTTTTAAAGAAAACTTAGAAGTTCAAATTAAAATGTATAATGAAGAAGAGCTAATAAATAGTGGTGAAGGAAAGCAATTATTGAAACAAATTGATTCTGTTGAAAGACTAATTGGTCAATTAGAAAGATGTGTTTCAAGATTTGTAGTTAATGAATGGGTTATGACAATTAGTAAAGAAAGAGATGAAATAAAATTAAGACCTATTTTTGCTTCTAAATTTTCTTTCAAGCAATTGTTTTGTAAGGGTGAGAAAATCTTATTGATGAGCGGAACAATTCTAGACAAAGAAGTCTTTTGTAAAAATATAGGAATACCAAAAGATGAAGTTGCATTTCTGTCTTTAGATTCACCTTTTCCAAAAGAAAACAGAGCTGTTTTTGCTACTAATGTTTGCTCACTAAGCTATAAGAATATTGATAACAACTTACCAAAAATTGTTAATGCAATAAACAAATTGATTACTTTGTCTCATAAAAATGAGAAGGGCATAATTCATTGCAATAGTTATAAAATAGCAAACTACATTGCTAAAAATGCAAAACATAAAAATAGATTTCTTATTCATGATTCAACAAACAGAATTGAAATGTATGAATTGCATTTGGGTACAAAAGATCCGACAATACTTGTGTCGCCTTCTTTGACTGAAGGGATTGATTTAGTTGATGATTTATCAAGATTTCAGATTATAGTCAAAACACCGTTTCCATATTTGGGCGACAATTATATAACAACAAAAATGACAAGAATACCAGGGTGGTATGAATGGGAAACGACTAAAACAATTGTTCAAGCAAGTGGAAGATCAGTAAGAAATACAAATGATCATTGCATTACATATATTTTGGATAGTGATTTTACATTCTTTTTTAAGAAAAATTCTAATATGTTTCCTAAATGGTACAGGGATGCTCTGTTTTTTATTTAAGAAATTATTCATATATTTATAGGAGAAAACACATGATGGAAATACCCTACGGCTCACCAGTAAGATGGGCAGTCCGTCCACAAGATCTAAAGGGTTATGAAAAAGTTTTTGATATTTTACAAAACAAAATAACAGGTTATCCAGAAACTCACTATTCAACAATATTATCAAAATACTCAGAGCGCCCAGGGTGGTATTATGAATATGAATTGAGTGTGACAGCTAGAATAAATCAATTTTATCCAAACAAGAATGCAAAAATATATGATTTGCTTGCTCCGATTGAAGTTAAACAACAAGTTTTAATTCCAAATATTAAAGAGACTTATGGAAAAGTTTATGGTTTATGGCAAACACCTTACTTTGGAATAAGAAGATTAGCTGAAGAAGCTGGATGGCCCAAATATCCAGGGAAACAGATTCCAAATTTGATGGCATGGTTGGGAATATGTAGTGAACATGGTTTTGTTTATTTATATGGTACTTCAGAAATTATGGGCTGGTATGATGTAACAAATTATATGTCAAGAAGATGGACAAAAGATACTTTTCATTCAGGTGATGCGGGATTAGTTTTGGATTACATGGAAGAGAGAGGACATGTAATAGAAATTACAAAAGAAATTTTAACAAGTTATAATATAAAATAATGCCTACATATGATTTTAAATGTGAAAATGGTCACATATTTGATCTTTACTTAAAAAAAATTTATAATGAAACAACAGACTCAATCGAATGCCCAAGTTGTGGAGCTAAATCTAAAAGACAATTTTCTAAAAATAAGTCTGGTTGGGTTTTAATTGGGCAAGGTTGGGCAAAGGATGGTTATGGCAACAAAATCGAACCGAAAAAAGAAACATAGAATGTGTTTGATGTGTGGTGACACAGGCCATTATTCAACTCAATTTGATGAACAATTTGAATGTCCTTGTCGTGAAGCAAAGAGAAAAGTTAAAATTGCTGAAAGACAAAAAAAAGAGCATAAAAAAAGAAAAATGGCCAAAGACATTGTTGAAGAAATGATAAGACATTTGGATGAACAACTTCATCCCTTTTGCCCTGAATGCGGTGAAGAAATTTATAATTTTCTTTTAGATAATCATGTTGATGGTTGTAAATTCAAAAAATATATAGAGTTATTTAAATGATTGAAATAAAGGGTAATATTTGGGATTTTTATAAAAAAGATCCTGAAGCATATATTTGCATTACAACAAATGGTTTTGTAAAAAACAATGGTGAGTGTGTAATGGGTGCGGGTGTCGCAAAAGAAGCAAAAGAAAAATTTCCAGAATTTCCAAAGTTGTTAGGAACTACAATTCGTTCATTGAAGAACAACGTATTGATGTTTGAGGGCTATAGAATACTAACATTTCCTACAAAACATAATTGGTTTGAAAATTCAGATCCCACTTTAATAAAAAAATCAGCAGAACAACTAATGAAATATATTAATGAGTTTAAAATCCCAAGAGTATACTTGCCAAGACCTGGGTGCGGAAATGGAAAATTAAAATGGAAAGATGTTAAGCTTGTGATTGAAAATATTTTAGATGATAGAGTTTTAATAGTTTCAAAGGAATATAATGAGACAAATAAAATTTAGATGTTGGGATGCTTTATCAAATGAAATGCTTTCTGATATTGATATTGAAGAAAGAAGATTAAGAGATTTAGATGGTGATAATGATCAAATTTATATGCAATATACAGGGTTGAAAGACAAGAATGGCAAAGAGATTTATGAAGGAGATATTGTAAAAATTTACGAATATTTAGAGGGCAAAATATGGGAGACTCAAACTCATTTAGGTGTTATTGAATTTATAAAAGGACGTTTTAATTTTTCAAATGCTTACAGAGGACAATCTTTGCAACAAAATGAAGTTGAAATAATAGGTAATATTTATGAAAATCAAGAATTGATAGAAAATAAAGAAATAGAAATTAGAAAATGGAGTAATAATGCAATTAGTTGAACCAAAAACTTATATAGTGTCTTTAGGAAATGGGTTTGAAAGTGAATTTTTTGATTTTCTGAAAAACAATCAAATTAAGTGGAGACCGAATGATAATGTTTCTTTTTTAGAAAATCTATACGAATTTGCTGGAAGATTATGTTATGAATCTTGGGAACAAGAAGATGGAACATTTGCAAATAAAAATTTGACAAAAGTGAGAGAAGGAAACGACAAGTATTTAGATAATATTTTATCTGTAAAGCACGGCTCAGTTTTAGAGCATGGTGGAATAGTAATATTATTTAATAATGTTTCAAGAGTTTTTACACATGAACTAGTAAGACACAGAGCAGGAACTGCAATGTCACAAACATCTGGAAGATATGTGAGATATGACAATATAAAATTTTGGATTCCGCCTTCATTAAAAAAAGTAGAACATACAATATTTCATGCAATTCAAAACATAGAAACAGCTATTGGTAGTATGAGTTATGATTTATACATAAATGATCCAAAATTGAGCTTTAATGAAAAGAAAAAACTAACATCGGCACTAAGAAGAATTACTCCAAATGGGATAGCAAATAATATTTTATTTTCTTTTAATGGAAGAAGTTTAAGACATGTATTTCAAATGAGAAGTTCTGAACATGCAGAAGAAGAAATGAGATTTATTTTTAATCCATTAATAAAAAGAATGAAAGAAAAATTGCCAAATTTATTGCAAGATATTAGTATTGATGAAGACAGATCAATATATACTGGGGAAGAAACATTCAAATTCAAATATGAAAAAGTATAAACAAACAGGAGAAAAAAATGAACGCATCACAAGGCCTTAAGGCAAATGTCAATCTTAAAATTACTGATTTAGAAGATCTAAAATGTGAGTGTGGAAGTATCTTTTTTGACAGCAAGACAAGAATAAAAAAGATTTCAGCACTCTATACACAATCAGGCAAAGCAGAATACATGCCAATTGAAATTGTAACTTGCAAAGAATGCGGTAAAATATTAGAAGAACTTAATCCGTTCAAAGCAATTATTCAACCAAAATGATAACTGTTGTCAATAAATACAAACACAAGCCGACTGAAAATGATTTCTATATTGGTCGCGGAAATATATTGGGAAACCCGTATACTCATTTAGATAATACAAAGGCACGATTTAGAGTTTCTTCAAGAGAAGAAGCAGTTGAACATTATAAAATATACATCAACAATATATTGAATGGTGTTGTAATAGAAAATGATGAACAAAATTTATTGGGAAACATTTTCAAACAAAAGTATCTAGAAGAACTACAAAAAATAAAAAATGCAACAGAAAAACAAGATATTTATTTGGTTTGTTTTTGTGCACCAAAGTCTTGTCACGGTGATGTGATTAAAGAAATTATAGAAAAGTATATTGAAGAACAAAAGGATTTTATATGAAAAAAGGATTTTATATGAAAAACTATATCATAGGCGGAGGCCCTGCAGGTTTAGTATTTGCTTTTTTAAATCCCGATTTCAAAATAATTGATGCAAATCCAATGGGTCAATTAAACTCACAATATCAACTTGGGCCAAGATTAATTCAACAAAGCCCAGAAACAGATGATTTTATTAGATTGTTTGATTCACAAATAAACTATAAATGGAAATTGAAAACTGCTTTTGTTGGGTATTTGTATGAAAATAACGAAGTTACTGATTTTGCAGATGATTATTTTAAAAGAAAATATTCTTTATTGACAAGAGGGACTGAAAATTACGAATCAAGTTTTTTATCTGAAGGCAAAAATCAAATTCAACATTATGTTTTATATGACAATGATGACAGTTATTCTGTTTTGTTTAACACAATGTTTGAAGTAATTGAAAAAAGGGGACAAATAATAAGAAAAAAAGTATCATCAATGTTTGTTAAACATAAAGCAATTTTTGTTGATGATGACTTTACTTTGCTCCATTATGACAATTTAGTAAGTACAGTTTCATTAAAAATTTTACAAAAACTACTAAGATATAGCACTGATGAGCCAAATGAGCTTGACAAGCTTGATTTGTCAACTAAAAATAAAAATTTCTATGTAACAAAGAGTCCATTGAGGTTGGGAAATTACAACTATATTTATTCAATAAGGGGCGACTACACAAGAAAAACATACAACAATACACAAAATTATGTTGTATATGAATATGAGCAAGCTCAAGAAGGTATAGAAGAAATTGAAGGGCACAAAGTTATTTATAAAGCTGAAAACCTACCAATTCAAATAGTAAAAAGTTTGAATTTACAAAAAATAAATGACATACATTTATTGGGACGTTATGCACAATGGTCTCACAAAACAAAATTAAATGAAATACTACAAAGAACACAACAAATAGTAGATGAGATTTATGGATAAATTTGAAAACATATATCAAATACAAAAAGAATTTACTGAGTTATTTTTCAAAGTCAAACACAACATCGATGATATAAAAATAATTTATGAAGACCCTAAGCAATCTGTTAAGTGGAACAAAGAATATATTTTGGCTATTATAAAAGAAGCCAGTGAATTGCTTGATGAATTAAATTGGAAGATGCACGTCAATAAAGAAGAAGATGACATAAAAGATAATTTCTTAGAAGAGGCTATTGATGTAATGAAATATTTGTTGGGAATATTAATTATCAACGGTTTTTCTTTGAATGAAGTTTATACAAAATTTATTGATAAATCAAATGTTGTTGAAGCAAAACTCAATCAAGATGTTATAATAAACAATGTTAAAAATAAAAAAGATAAAAAAATTGCTTTTATTGACATTGACGGTGTGCTTGCAACTTGGCCCAAAGATTTCATTGATTTTGTAAATTCTAAAATAAAAAGTAAATATAACAATTTGCAAGATTTAGAAATTGAAGTGCCAAAGAAAACTATATATGAATTGAAAAAAATGTATAGATTGTCAGGAATAAAGAGAAATTTAGGTGTGGTTGAGGGTTCTAAAGAATTGTTAAAAACTTTAAAAGCACAGGGCTTCTTTATAATTTTAATCACTGCAAGACCTTATAAACAAATTTTTAGAATTTACTCTGATACACTTGCTTGGTTAAAAAATAATGAATTGCAATATGATGCAATTATTTGGGAAGAAGAGAAAGAAAAATACATTATCAAGAATTTTTCAGACAATGAAATTAAATTTGTTTTAGACGACAATATCAGTAACTGCAACATCTTGGCTGAAAATGGTTTTATTGTTTTTCATAAGCTAAATCCATTTTCGTATAGCAGGCCTTTTGAAGAAATAATAAAGCAACTCAATCCAAACATAATTGCTTTCAAAGAGCACAAAGAATTTTTAGAAAAAATTAAATGAAAAATGAGCTTCAACAGTATATAGATCACAAAATTGTTCATTGCATTGGTTGCAAATTGCATGAATTGCATGTAAATGACAACAACTATTACTACAAAGGATTGGGAAAGCTTTTATCAAAGCCTGGGAAAATTTCAAATGAAATATTTGTAGTTGGTCTAAATCCTTCTCATATAAGATGGCCAGGGTTAATGTATTCTTTTGGTGGAGGTTATGCTACAAATTGTAAACAAGATCAAGACAATGCTGGCTGGAAATTTTTTCAAATTTTAGCAAAATTAAATGTGTTAGATAGATGTTATATAACTAATGTTGCTAAATGTAGCACTGAAGACAATACAATTTCTGAAGAATATTTAGAAGAATGTTACAAACAAGTTCTTTCAGTTGAAATAGAATATCACTCACCAAAATTGATTCTTGCTTTAGGCAAACAAGCGAGTGATTTTTTAAATAATAAAAACATAAAGCATGAAAAATTAGCACACCCTTCATATTATTTTTCTTACAAAAAGGGCAATGTTGAAGAGTATGAAGAGCAAATTAAGAAAGTTTTAACGGAGCATAAATTTTATGGATAAGATTAATGTTTTTATAACAGGTGAATCTGGTGTAATACCAAATGCAATGCAACATATTTTATTTGGTTCAGAAAAATATAGAGTTATCAATAGTCAAATTGATGATGCTTTTCATTTGAAAGGTTTTAAGACACATCAAAGTTTCAAAATTAGAGAACCTGAACTTGATTTTTTAGACAATCGCTTATTGAATCATTCATTGTCGAGACTTTGGGAAGAGGTTGATATTATAGTTCATTCAGGTGCTTATGTTGGAACAGATTTTTGCAATGAATATCCTCAACAAGCAATTTCTACAAATGTTCAGGGAACAAAAAACATTGTAGATATATGCAACAAATATGATATTAAATTGGTCTATTTCAGTACAACAGCTATTTTTGATCCAGCAGACTACAGTGAAACAAAACCAATCACAGAAAAAACTAACATAAAACCACAAACTCTTTATGGAATTACTAAATATGCTGGTGAAATGATTGTTAAGCAATTGTGTGAACAAAAAACATTAGTGGTTAGACCTGTCTTTGGATTTGGTGATTTTCCACATGATTTGCACAGTGCACTTACAAAAATAATTTATGCTGCAGTTTATAATGATGAATTTAATGCAAACAAGAGATTGAAAGTTTTATTAAATCCTTTGATAAACAAGTCATACACAAGAGTTGAGAACATTGCAAATGCAGTTATTAAATTATTTGATTATGATATACACTATGATGAAATAAATATTGGAGAAAATCATACTTTCTCTATGAATTGGGAAGAGATGTTTGGAATTATAAAAAGAATTACGGGAATAAATGCATCTCAATATATAGATTTTGAACCACATGAAGATTATTTACATTGGCACAATATAGATAATTCAAAAATGATGGATTTGGGAATTGGTTTTAATGAAAATAATTACATAGATTTTGACAAAGGCATATCTAAAACCTTCTCTAGCACATTAGAAAACGTAAATCATATAAAACCTTATTGGATATAAAATGAAACAAATAAAAATAATAAGTTATTTAGGGCCTGATTGTAGCGGAAAAGATTCAGCAATGCATGCAGTTGCAAAACTTGCAAATTATAATGTTTTTTCAATGCCAAGAAGCCCTATATGCAACATGGTATATGATGTTGTTTACAGTCGAATTGATCAAGAACGATTTAATGCTAACATGGATTTAATACAAAACTTATTACAGTTAAATACATATTTTGTTTTTATGTATGCAACACCCGAATGCCTAATGGAAAGAGCATTGGCTAGGGGAGAAAAACATGTAACAAATGTAAAGCAATTTCAAGAACATATTGACTTATACAGATCATATTTCAGATTAATAATGACAACATTTTCTGCTTATGTTGATAGATTTATTTATATTGACAATACTAATTTAACTGTTGAACAAGAATCACAAATAATTTTTGACAAGATATGGAAATAACAAAGCAAAACATATTAGAAAATGCCAAAAGCTTCTTTCTTCCTCAATTAAAACCTAATGATTTAATTGCTATTGAATTAGACAATTGCAGTAGTGTTAACATTTTATTTGAGAGAGAAGATGTTGAAAAAATTGAGCAGTTGATGATTAAAAAAGGCAATTGTTCAACTAATGAAGCTGTTGACAAAATTGTAGATGGAACTGCATATAGTTCACACGCATTACCATTTTATTTATATAATTTTTCAGCATTAAAAATAATTGAAAATATATGTAAAAGCAATTCAAATATGACAATGGTTGAATTGGGAGCAAACAATGGTCTGGTATCAAGATTGCTTGGAAGAAATGGTTTCAAATTTCAAAAATATTTTGGTATAGACTTTGATTTTAGTTTTATAATAGACGGACTTTGGCAATTTAATGAGACAGACAATCAATTTCCAAAATACTTTATGCAAGGTGATTTTAACAAACCACTGATTTTTAAAGATGGATCAGTTGATTTTGTTTATTTTCAAGAAGCATTTGATCATTGTAGAGACAAATACTTTTACTCTGAAAGATTGTTATCTGAAATCAATAGAATATTAAAGCCAGATGGATTGTTGTACATTACGTTAGTATTTGAACACGAATACAGAGACTTATATCATTGGGATCATAATTATATTTGGTCAAAAGATGAGTTTGAAAGTGTTGTTAGTGATTATTTTGATATTGTCAAGTTTAATTCACTATTGACTTTTGAACATGTGTTATATGAACAGGCTTTGCGTCTAACAGGCATACAAAAAGTTATCAATAATTGGCCAATAAAATTAGCTAAACAGATGTGTGCTTCTTTTGTCCCAGAAAGAGATGCAGCAGTTGGTGCTTATTTATTAAGAAAAAAATTTAAAAAACTTTCACAATCAGTCATAGAAAGATATGGAACAAAAAATTTCAAGAATGGAGATGCAAAATGCTCAAATTAACAATTGCACAAATGTTTGATAGAATCAAAAGACAGTTTGGTAGTAATTTGTACGATGAAATAAATGTTGATACCAAAAAAACGTGGGAAAAAACAAATTTTGAATATTGTTTAGTTCCAAATTTAGATGATATTGAAAATTTAGTTGAAGCACCCAATGATGAAGAAGATATTGAAAGAACAATAATTATTAAAAAATCAGAAAAAATGTTTGAATATTTTTGTTATGATTTGATGACAAGACGAGCATCATTTGTCAATAATTATGATGGTGAAGAAAATCATTGCATTTCTTATTTTCATTTTTATGTTAGAGACAATATGTTTTCAATGAATGTTTATGTAAGAAGCATGAATTTTGATACAAATTTTGTTTTTGACAATCAAACATTTATGTTGGCATATTTCAAATTATATGAATTGTTGAAAGCAAGATATAACAATATTGAAATAGGTTATATAAAAGTAAATGTTTTTTCACTACACAAAATAATCGAAAAATAGATTTTTCTATATTTATTGTTGATGGCAACACCCAGACAATAAGTGGAGAAAAAAATGGAGATTTATAAAATTACAAATAAAATAAACAATAAAGTCTATATTGGTCAAACAAATATTTCATTGAAAAAAAGACTAATTGGACACATAAAAGATAATAGAAAAAATAACTATTTTCATAATGCTATAAAAAAATATGGTCAAAACAATTTTATAATTGAACATGTTGAACATTGTAAAAATCAACAAGAATTAAATGAAAGAGAAAAATATTGGATCAAATATTATAAATCTAATGACAAAAATTTTGGTTATAATTCTACAGAAGGTGGACAGTGGGGAGCAGTGAATGGTCAAATAATTAGTGAAAGTTTATTGCATTCAAAAAAATATAAAAAATCTCTTAAATCAAAAGAGAGAAGCAAAAAGATACGCAATGCACTTAAAGGAGTGACTCTTGAACAAAGATTTGGAAAAGAAAAAGCTGACGAAATCAATGCCAAGAAAAGAAAAAAAATGAAAGGTAGAAAATTAACTGAAGAACATAAATTAAAAATCAGTATTAGTAATAAGGGCAAAAAATTAACTGAAGAACATAGACAAATATTAAGTGAAATTGCAAAACAAAGAATTGGTAGTAAAAATTCGTTTTATGGCAAAAAACATTCTCAAGAAACTTTGCAAAAAATGAGCAAAAATAGAAAAGGTAAACTTGTGGGCAATGATAATCCTGCAAAAAGAAAAGAAGTAAAATTAAAAATTAGTAGTAGTTTGAAATTATATAATGAAAGAAGAAAAAAGAAAACATAATCACTATATTCCATTACATGGTCATAGTGTATATAGCTTTGGGGACGGTGTTACAAAAATTGAAGATATTATTGCCAGAACTAAAGAGATCGGTGCTGATGCAGTTGCTTTAACTGAGCATGGAAATATGTCTTCATTCTTAAAATTTTATAAGGCAGCAAAAGAAAGCAACATAAAACCAATTATTGGTTGTGAACTATATTTGAATGATTTGTATTATGAAAATAAAGAAAAATTCTTATTGATGAAAAAGGGTGGAAGCATTACTGACGATGAAGGTATAGGTGCTGATGAAAGTGATGAATATGGACAAAATGCAGACAACAATCATTGCTTAGTATATGCAAAAAATTATACTGGTGTTTCAAATATAATACATTTGTCTAATGTTGGGTTTCAAAATTTTTATAGAAAACCTTTAATTGATACTAAAAACTTATTTTCTATGCTTGATGAAAATAATATTGTCACAACAGGTTGTATGCAATCTAAATTCAATCAAATGATTTTGGCTGGCAATGTAGATGAAGCTGCAAAGTTAATCAAAAAATATAGAGATAAATTTGGTGATGATTTTTATTTAGAAATACAGTTGAATCAATTGAAAGAACAACAACAAATAAATGATTTCTATCAAATGGTTCATAAGAAAACGGGAATAAAACCTGTTTTTGCTTTGGATTATCATTATGCAAACAAAGATGATTGGTATATTCAATATTTGTTATATGTAATAAAACAAAGAAAAACAGTTAAAACTATGAAAGTTGAAGATTGGTTTTATAATGTGAGGGACTTGTATATAAAAGAGATTGATGGCATATATGAGAGAGCAGAAAAATATGGATTAGATAAAAAATTTTTAGAATTGGCAATTGATTCTACATTTGAAATTAGAGACAAAGTTGACATTGATATAAAATTGTACCCAAATAATTTTCCAAAATTTACTGATGATGCTAAAGATAGTGAAGCAACTTTTCTTAAAAAATTAGAAACAAAATTCTATGAAAAGGTTAAAAATAAATTAATACCAAATGATAAAGTTGACGAATATTTAGAAAGATTAAAATATGAAATTGATGTAATTACATCTAAAGGCTTTGTTGATTATTTTCTTATTCTTGATGATTTATTGACAAACTTTGTTTATAAAGTTGGGGGAGCAACTGGTGCAGGAAGAGGTAGTGCACCTGCAAGTTTAGTTTTATTTGTTCTTGATATCACAAAATTAGATCCAATAAGACATAATTTAATTTTTTCTAGATTTATAAATCCAGAAAGAATAGATCCTGCAGATGTAGATTTAGATATTGATTCTGAAACTCAAAAACAAGTTGAAGAATACTTGAAACAAAGATGGGGAGACAATAAAGTTTGTCACATTGCTAATTTTATAAAATTTGGTTCAAAAACTATCATTAAAGATTTATGTAGAGTTTTTGAATTAGATTTTGTTTTGTCAAACAAGCTGACATCTTATTTTGATGAATTGAAAGTTGGTGAACTTTCTATAGAAGAAGAATTGCAAGTTGCAGAATCAATGGCTGCAAAAAGAAATGAAATTGCTTTATTGAAATTTATTGAAGATAATAGAAAAATTTTCATAAAATACGGCGACAAGCTAATGGGAATGATTCGACAAACAGGTAGACATGCATCAGGGACATTGATTTCCAATCAACCATTGTCAAATTCTGCTTTGCCAATTTTGAAAGTTGGTGGAGAAATTGTTACTGGTGTTCAAGAGGGAGCAGATGAAAGAGAAGTAAGTGAACTTGGTTATTGTAAATTGGATATTTTGGGTTTGAAAACTGCATCAATTATTAACAATACATTTAAATTAATTGAAAAACAATATGGTATTAGAGATTTAGAAACTAAAATTTTACTTTCTAATTTTGACGATGAACAAGTTTATAAAGAATTTGAAAGAGGTAATTGTAGAGACATATTTCAATTTGGCTCTGACAACATGATTGCATTGATTAAAAAAGTAAAGCCAGTTTCTGAAAAAGATTTAAGTACAATCAATGCTTTGTGGAGACCTGCTATTATAAATTCGGGCGGTGTTGACGAATATTTGTACAATAAGAAAAATAAAGAAGAAGCAAAAGAAAGACTGGATCAGGTTCATAAAAAACTTTGGCCATTATTAGAAGAGAGTTTTGGCATTCCTGTTTTTCAAGAGCAAATTATGTTTATTTTACAAGACATTGGTGGTTTTTCTTTGGCAGAAGCTGATAAGGGTAGAAAAATCTTAAAATTATTACATAAAGGCAATCAAGATAAAACTGAAGCGTTTTTCAAAATGTTGGATAAATTTCAACAAGGTGCAAAAAACAATGGTGTAAGTCAAAAAGATTTAGACTGGTTGTTGGATATAATGGGAAAATATTCAGAATATTCATTTAATAAATCTCATTCACTATCTTATTCAATCAACGCATATATTACTATGTATTTGAAAGTGCACTATCCCAAAGAATATTATGCAACACTATTAAACTATTCAGCACAAGATGAAATTAGTTGGTTTATGAAACAAGCTAAAATGTCGGGAATTACTTTTAATGAATTCAAAATTGGCAATACTTCAGATAACTATACTGTTGATTATAAAAATAATTCTATACGTATGGGATTGAATCTAGTAAAAGGAGTTTCATCTGCTGATATAGAAAAAATCAATGCATTAACAGCAACAAATCTTGTTGAATTAACTGAACAAGTTTCTCAACAAAAAATTTCAAAAAGATCTTTTGAACCATTGTGTAGATTGAATTATTTTTCTGGTATATTCAAAAATTCAAGATTGCTTGAAATTATTTTTAATGAGTGCAAAAGATTGAAGAAAAAACAAACTTATGAAGATAAAATAAAATTAGTAATAGAAGAAAATAAAGATCTTGAAAATTATACAGAAAAAGAATTTCAACAATTTGAAAAGAAATATTTGCAATTTTACATATCAGAACACCCATTTGAAAAAGCGATGGCGTTGGCACAAGAAAAAGTTCCTGAACTAATTGATTTTGTAAAGAGCCCAAAAGACGTTGATGATGATAGTGAAGAGGGAGCAAGCTTGTTGTTGGGAGTGATAAATGATATAATACTAAAAACAAGCAAAAAATCAGGCAAAAAATATTATAAAATTATTTTAGAAGATGATGAAAAACAATTGTATGTAACTGTTTTCAATACTGTTGATATGACAGATTTAGAAATTGGTGATATCATAGTTATTATGGCAAACAAAGACAACTATGGTTTTTCTAAAATGAGAGATTATAAAATACAAAAATTAAACTAAGGAGAATTATGAACACTGTTGAAAATTTAAGAAAATCATCAGGAACACATCCTTCAGAGCATCCAGAAAAAAGAAATGATTTTTTGGAATTGTCAAATTCAATTGAAGTTGAACTTGTTGACAATAATGAGAACCCTTATAAAGCAATGTTTTTAACAAGCACAGCAACTTGGGGAAACAACGAATATAAAAATAAATGGAACTTGACATTGCCAGAGGGAAAACTTGAAGTTATTAAAGCCGTTTTGACAAACAATACGCTTCCTCAGGCTAGAGAAATGGTCAATTTTATTTTCAGAGTTAGGGGAACACCACGATGGTTGTTTGATAAACATACTCAAACACCTTTTACTTCTTTTATGTCAATTGGTTGTAGAGACAATAACAAACTTGATTCTGATTTTATTTTTGAAGATGAAAAACTTGTAACTGATCTTGAAAAGCAAGTGTTGAATGAATTAAAAGATTTATATGAATATGTTATTGAAAAAGGGAATGGAAGTTGGCAATCTGCTCGAACATTTTTGCCTCAATCATATCAACACTCATATTATTTTGGGCAAAATTTGTTGTCAATTTCGGCAATGAAATTTGATGAAAACGATGAACATTCTAAAATGTTAAAAATTTTATATATGGCAATTTCAGAAGCAATTTTCAAAAAATTTCCACTGATTGGGATTTATGTTAATACAATTTTTCGTAAAGAAGAAACATTGAAATATATTTCTGAACTTGATTACATTAGACTTGATCAAAAAGATAAAGACTATATAGAAAGGGCGTAAAAAATTTATTTGTTTTATATTTATAATTAGAATTAACACACTGGAGAATTAAGATGATAATATATAAAACAATAAATCTGATCAATAATAAAATTTATGTTGGCAAATTAGTTTCAAATAATGAACACTATTATGGTTCAGGAAAATTGATACAAAATGCTATTAAAAAATATGGCATTGAAAATTTTAAAAAAGAGATTTTAGAAGAATGTGAAACAAAAGAACAATTAAGTGAGAGAGAAAAATTCTGGATTAAAAAGCTAAACAGCATTAGGCCCAATGGCTATAATATTTCAGCAGGTGGAGATGGAGGTGACACATTCACTAATGATCCTGACAAAGAAAAAAGAAGAAAAAAAATTGGTGTAGCAAGCAAAAAAAGAAAACATAGTGAAAAAACAAAAGAAAAAATGAGAATTGCTGCTCAAAAAAGACGACATAGTGATGAGACTAAAAAAAAGATAGGGTTGAGAACAAAAGGTAAAACATATGAAGAATTATATGGAATAAAAAGAGCAAAAGAAATAAGAAGAAATAAGAGCACAAAAATGATGGGTGACAAAAATCCCTTTTATGGCAAAAAACATACTGAAGAAACAAAAAAAATCAATGGGTTTAAACACACAAAAAAATATATGGAGAAAAAATGATACAGCACAATGACATTGTCATATATAAAGGCATAGAAAATTTAAATATAGAAATAATTAATATTGATGCAAATAGTGTTGAATATAAAGTTTTGAATGCACCTGTTTGCGAATGGGATCAGCATTCAAGAGCAAGAATTGGTGTGAAGTTTTTTAATTATAAAGTTTCTAGCAATCCTCATTATGTTTTTTATACACATGTCTATAATATGTTAGAAACAAATGAAGAATTTAAAAAACAAACATTTGAAACTTTAGAAAAATTAGAAACAATTAGACAAACACAAACAACAATTCCAACTGCATACAATTTGATGACAAGATCTTGTACTTATTGGGTGAAACAAGAGCTCACTTCTTTAAGAGGGCAGATGGCAAGAAGATTAAAATTGTGCGAAGAAGAATTTATTGTTGGTGTCCATTGGTTGTTGAGAGATAAATTGATTAAAGCTGGAGTTGAAGAAGCAAAAGAATATTTACCAGGGTGCGACAGACTTGGTTATTGTGATTATAGTTCTGCAGATTACTTGTCAAATATGTTTGGTTGTTTATTCAGGGGCTGTGGAAGATGGCCAGATGAGGCGCAATATGCCTCTTTTAATGAATCTTGTACAACAAACAGTTTGTTGGAAGAACAATTAAAGATTAAAATTCAAAAATCAAAACATGAAATAGAGATAGAAAATGCCAACACAAAATAAATATGATAATTTGTTCATGGAAGTTGCAGAAAAATTTGCTGAACTTTCAAACTGTGTTTCATTTCAAGTGGGCTGTGTTATAGTTAGAGATCAAAGAATAATTTCAGTAGGATATAATGGCACACTTTCTGGAGTTAAAAATTGTTATGATAAGTTTCCAGCATACTCACCAGTTAATGGTGATAGAGAGATACATTATCAATGGAGTTCAGCTAATGAAATTCATGCTGAAATGAATGCAATTTTATATGCAGTTAAAGTTGGAATAGCTATTGAAAATTCTACACTATATTCGACAATAAAACCATGCCAACATTGTATGAAGAACATATTGCAAGCAGGAATTAAAAGAATAGTTTACAAATATCCTTACGACAAAGATGTTGAGGGTGAAACTGTAAATGATTTCATAAGGAAAAATAACATTATTGTGGAGAAATTATGAATAAAACAGAGCAATTAGCTTCATTATTAAGCATAGATTTAAAGCAGCCATGGAGCATAACAGATGATGACAAGCTAATGGCAAAAAATTTATGCATTAGAATGAAAAAGAAAGTATGCAAAAAAAATGATGCTGAGTATGTTCCGCCTAAAGAAAAAGAATGGATTCATTTTGTAAATGTGGCGACATTTATTAGACTATGTTTAGAAAAAGGTATTGCAACTATTTTAGATGATGCTAAAGATTACTATAAAAAAATTGATGTTTACATACCTAAATATGATATTTCAGTTCAATTTAAAAATACTGAAGAATACAGTTCAATGGTCTATGTTGATACAGATCCAACACCAATGATATTAGAAATTTTCAATACTAAACATGCAAATTCTATTTTTACTCAAGATGAAATAGATATAATAGAAAAAGAAGTAAATTTTTCATATGATATACAATTTGTAACGGGTACAGATTTATCATTTGATATTGTGAAAATTAAAGTTTTAGTTGATACAGAAATATTAAAACAGCATCATGAAATATGGAAACTGATAACACCAAACGACAATAACAAAAAAAGATTATTGATGGCAGAAATTTTTGATTATAAAAAAATAGGAGAAAAAAACAATGAATAACGAATGGTTGGGAAACATGGATGCAGAAACTGCATCTTTAATAAATGAAATGGAAGAAAAATATCCAGAAATGACAGCAAAATTTAAAGAATTATGTGCTGATCAATACATAACTTTTCTAAAAAAACAACATGATTACGGCCCATCTAATATTGCAATGGGAACTCAGTTAAAAGATGAAACTGATTTGAAATTAGCAATGACAGGGTTGACAGTAAGACTTAACGACAAAATGAGTAGATTACTAAATTTAGTTATTAACAAAAGTAATCCAAAAAACGAATCTGTTGATGATACATTGAAAGATATGTCAGTGTATGCAAAGATTGCATTGATAGTTTTAGATTGGAAATGGGCTAAATGATGCTTGATATAATTGGAACAGCATTATCGATAGCTGGAATATTTTTAAATGCTAAAAAAATAATTTGGTGCTGGCATGTTTGGATTGCAAGCAATGTATTTTGGATAGCTTATTGTATTAAAACAAATCAAATTCCAGCTTTGATTATGTGGATAGTTTTCTTTTTTGCAAATTTATATGGGTACTTTCAATGGAAAATGAACAGATAAAGGGTCGAGTTTCATATTCACAATTTACAATGTGGACGGGTTGCCCATTTCAATGGAAATTAAGATATGTTGATAGAATTAAAGTTCCAAGTGTAAGCATTCATTTGTTGTTTGGAACGGCTCTTAATGATACAATTCAATTATTTTTAACAACATATTATGAGAAAACAGAAAAAGAAGCAAATGAACTAGATCTCAATCAGTTTATGTTAAAGAGAATGCTTGAAGTTTTTGAAACTTATGAAAAACAAGATGGGAATGGTTTTACAACAGAAAAAGAAATGAATCAATTTTATAAAGATGGCGTAAAAATAGTTGATTGGTTTAAGAAAAAGCGATCAGATTATTTTATGAAAAAAAATTATGAATTACTAGGGTGTGAATTGCCATTAGAATTTCCAATCAAAAAAAATGTAAGCTTCATTGGCAGAATTGATTGTGCAATCAAACACACTCCAACAGATTTGATAAAAATATATGATTTTAAGAAGTCTATGCGAGGTTGGAGTGATGATATGAAAAAAGATCCATATAAAAGGGGTCAATTGCAAATTTATAAGAAATTTTATTCACAACAATTTAATATTGATCTTGATAAAATATCTATTGAATTTTTAATTTTTAAGCAAAGAATAAGTGAAAATTCTGAATTTCCTTCAAAGAGAGTTCAAAAATATCAACCGCCTGATAGTGAAAGAAGCATCAATAAAATATTAAAAGAATTCGAACAATTTGTTGATGCAGTTTTTAATGAAGATGGTTCACATAAAACAGACATAGAATATGAAAAGAAGCCATCAAAATATAGTTGCCAATATTGTCCATTCAAAGATAAAAAAGATATATGCCCAGTAGGAATAAGTAAATGAAGAAAAACCATTTTAATGCTAGAATACAATTAACAGACAAAGTTGTTCCAATGTTGGAAACATTTTTTGAATCAATAGATTTTTTCAATGAAAACAATCCAAACATATTTTTAGAATTTTACTTGTGGTATGACAAGAGTACAAGTGATTCAAACAAAATAATTGAAATATGCAAATCAAAAGGCATTACTGTTCATTCAAGACCTTTATTGAATATACCATTTTTTGCTGACATATCATCTACACCAAATGAATATTCATGCAGATTTAATGTTTTTTATATTGACGGCGACTCATTTATTAAATCAATTTTTGAATTTTACAATTTAGTAAAAGCTAGTCTAAACAAGGAGATTGCAAATGAAAATAGGAATGACAGGAAGCAAGCATTTTACAGGAAAGCAAAAGATAAAAGATCTGATATGGCTTCTAAAACAGAAAACAGACGAACCAATTGAAATAATTTCATTGGGAGAAGAATATGGTGCAGATAAATTTGTAAAAAAATATGCATTAAGACTAGAAATGGATTACAAAGAATTTTTGCCATATCACAAAAGATGGAACTTATATTGTCACGAGCCAGCTTATTTATTTAGCAAGCAATATTCGGCTAGATATTTTTTTATTTGTTTCAATAATTTTGTGAAATATTGTGATAAGATAGTTTTTTTTAAAAGCAATGAAGACAAAAAAGATCATCCGATCATTCAAATAGCGAAAAAAAATAATAAAGAATTGATTGAAATGATATGATTTTTCAGTTTTATATATATTTATATATAAATGGAGACAGTTATGGCAAGACAAAAAAAAGATGGTACTTTAACTTCAATCAGTTTAGATACGACTCTTTATAGACAATTTAAAAAACAAGCAATTGAAGACAATATTACATTAACAGCATTGGTTACAAAAGCAATTAATACTTATTTGACTGGTTCTTTAAATGAAAAAGCATTAAGTCAAATTTCAAGTGAGTTACAAGAAGCATTCAATAGATTATAGGAACAACAATGATTATAAATGGTTTTGAATACATACCTCAAGCAGAAAGAAAAAATATTTTATTATTAAGTGATGATTTAAGATTGACATCAGGTGTTGGTGTTGTGTCAAGAAAGTTTGTTATGGGAACTGCACACAGATACAACTGGTTTCAATTGGGAGCAGCAATCAATCATCCAGATATTGGAAAAAGAATTGATGTTTCTGCAGACATCAATACAACATTGGGAATTACAGATGCAAAAGTAATTGTTCAACCAAACAATGGTTATGGGAATCCAGACATTGTAAGAGCACTTTTAAGAGAATTTAAGTTTGATGCTATATTACATTATACTGATCCAAGACAATGGATTTGGTTGTATCACATGGAGCACGAACTTAGACAAGAAATACCAATTTTCTTCTATCATGTATGGGACAACCTACCTTACCCAATGTACAACTATCCTTATTATTTGTCTTGTGACTGGATAGGTTGTATAAGTAAGCAAACACAAAATATTGTAAATAATGTAGCACCAGAATTGAAAGATTGGCAAGTAACATATGTTCCTCATGGTATTGATGAAAAAGAATTTTATCCGATAACTCAAGAA